CAGTTTATGAAGGATCAAGGTATCCCTAATGAACCTGACGTAATGAAGCCTGATGCTACGACAGTGTTCAGCTTTCCTATGCAAGCTCCTAAAGGTGCAGTTACTACAGAGGATATGTCTGCTATTGACCAGCTTGAGATGTGGATGGCGTACCAACGATCATGGTGTGAACACAAGCCATCCGTGACAATTAACGTCAAGAAAGACGAATGGTTTGAGGTAGGTGCATTTGTGTATAAGCACTTCGATGAGATGTCTGGTGTGTCGTTCTTGCCGTACAACGAACACACGTATCAACAGGCTCCTTATCAAGAGTGTTTACCTACTGATTATCATATACTTTTAGATCAGATGCCTAAGAATATTGATTGGGCTAAGTTGTCAGAGTACGAGCAAGAGGACAACACAGCAGGTAGTCAGACACTAGCTTGTTCTGGTGACAGTTGTGAGATTGTGGACTTAACTTAAGGTGTATCTATGTATACTATAATAACTCGTAACCAATGTAACTTCTGTGATACAGCTAAAGTCCTATTGAAAGGAATGGGACAAAGCTACACAGAGTACAACATAGAGACCTCTAGCTCTAAGTGGGTACTAACACTACTTAAACAGGCAGGTCATAAAACTGTACCTCAAATCTTCTCATCTGATGGTACTTACATAGGTGGGTGTGCAGAACTAAAAGAGCTAGTGGGAAAGTTTGAGGGTAGTATCTAATGGACGACTTTCCCGACAAGCCAAGGAAGTCCAGACGTAAGACTAACTATAAAGGTGCGAGTAGTAAGAAGACATCAGGTCTCTATGCTCGTACCAACAAACAAAAGGAACTAATAGATGCGCTTAAAGAAAGCAATCAAATCTTCATTCTTGGCCCTGCGGGTACTGGTAAAACGTATGTTACGGCGACTTACGCTTCCGACCTCTACACGACGAAACAAGTCGATAAAATCGTCATCACAAGACCTCACGTTGCCGTAGGTAAGGAGCTAGGATTCTTAAAAGGAGACCTCAATGAGAAAACTATGCCTTGGGCTTTGCCTGTCCTGGATGTTCTGGAGAAGCACTTGGGTAAAGGAACGGTCGATACAGGAATCAAGAATGGGAACATTGAGATGGCTCCTCTTGCTCTCATGCGGGGCCGTAGCTTCGATAATGCCTTTATAATCGTGGATGAGACACAGAACATAACTACTCACGAACTGAAGATGTTGTTGACAAGAGTAGGCGAGAACACTACTATTGTGCTTAATGGTGATGTACAGCAGTCTGATCTAAAGGAAGCTGATGGTTTGACCAAGGTTATTCACCTAGCTAAGAAGCATATGTTGCCTGTACCAATCATTGAGTTTGGAATAGACGACATCATACGTAGCGACATCACAGCAATGTGGGTCAGGACATTTTTAAAGGAAGGTATATAATGGCAAAATGGGGTGAGATACAAGAGGGTGGATACTTTGGTGGACCTAAAGTTGTAGAAGAGGATGTTGTAAACAAACCTGCACACTACGGTGATGGTAAGATCGAATGTATTGACTACATGAAAGACAACATGGATAACATGATGTTCATGGGATACTTAGAGGGTAACGCCAAGAAGTATCTACACAGATACAGGTACAAGGGCAAGCCTGTAGAAGACCTCAAGAAAGCACGATGGTACTTAGATCGGCTAATAGGGGAAATGGAAGGAGACCCATAGTATGTTCTCAGCAATAATACTCGCCTGTACGGTTGACCTAACTTGTGTGACAGTACCGTTTCCTTTGGTACTCTACTCAGAGCAAGAGTGCCTCGACACAATGCCTGATGGCTTTCAGTACGTAGAGGACAGCGGATACATAGTTAAAGGTTACGTATGCTATCGTTGGCCCGAAGAAACCTAGACAAAGAAAAACCCCCTTGGATTGCTCCTTGGGGGTCTTTTTGTATCTATGTATGGGTGAGCTACCACTTACCTTGTTGTTTACCTACCAGATAAAATACAAGTGCTAATCCAGCTAAACCAGCTAAGGCTAAGAGTACCCCTACTATACAGTTGATGCAGTTGTCTATGAACTCCTGCTTCTTGTAAACTAACTCTCGTTGTTCCTTACGCATCCTAGCCTCAGTGCGTACTATTTCATCCCAAGCCGAGGGTCCGTACACGAAACTTATGTGGCTACGGAGTTCCTCCCTCATCTGAGTTGCCTGTTGTTTAGCTGACCAAGCCTCTAGTGCTTGAGATTGTGTGTCAGAAAACATCTTGTACATGGGTGGCTTAGATGCTTGCTCATGTGCAAAGTCAAGATCACTCAGAGCCTTTGACCACTGTTGAAGCTGAGTACCCATTGAGGATAGTTCCTTGCCTACAGCAAAGCCTTTCTTGAGGGCCGTGTATGCTGTACTGGCGGCTGCTATACAGCTAAGGGGGTCCATTACCGAGCTTCGTCTTTGTAAGCTACTCTCTCCATCATAATTCTAATGGACTTTATATTCTCATCTATACGAGCTAGAGTAAGGGCTTGGGCCTGTACTACACCTTCTAGTGTACTTATACGTACATCCTGCCTTAGTAGTTCCTTCTCGTTGTTCTTGATAGCATTATCCATTGAGGACACATACCAAACTAACGATACGGTCTGAATGAAGATAGCCACGACAAAGGTTAGAGGGACAGATTTAGACAAGTGCCATTCAGTTTGGTTTTCCACGGTATCTTCCTAGCGTTATTATTTTCAAAAGACCTTTGCCCATCTCTTGAGGAGTAGGCAGCATCCAACCAAGAACTAATAGTAAGATGACCCAGGGTGGGATTTCGTTGATTGTTAAGTTGTCCACTGACTTAGTGCTAACTTTATTGTCGTCGTTAGACTGTTCAATCTCACCAGTTAAGGTCTCTACTACTATCTTTTGTTCAGTGTTCTTTGTAGTACCGATTGTCTGAGTGTTAGTTTTACCTATCTGAGTGTTTGCAGCTACGTTAGTTCCCTTCCCCGATAGAAAACTGAGGGGATTAAGACTGGTACAATTACTTAGAAGGAGTATCGACAGGAGTGCTATTGTTACTCTTACCATTGACATATATCCCAAAGAAGCCAGCACCAGCACCAACGATAACTGAGACAAATCCAGCTTGTGCGTTAGTAGGGTCTGGAAGGTTCATAAACCAGTTAGTTGTTTGGTAGAAAGCTATGCCATACAGAGTAATAATCAGACGGGGCCATATACGCCACTTGTCTAACCACTCAGGTGTCATGGGTATGTCTTTCTGTCCAATTCAAAGTGGGGGGCGTCATAAAAACTTTTCCAGTCACCACCCCATACGATAGGAATGTCGAGTTCTTCTGCTGCTTCTTTCATAGCCTCAGCCATCAATTCAAAACGATCAATGTCTTCCCAATCAACAGGATAAGGAACCATGTCTACAGCATGACCCGTAAGGTGACGGGAGTTAAGTGTAGTAGACTTTCCAGCCTTTACTAGCTCTCTCTGACGATTGATATTACGGATACCTTCAATGACTGTGAAGTCAACTTCAGTTATCTCTATTGCTTTTTTAACTACAGCAACCATGTCTGGGTTTACCCCTGATAAGTTCTGTAGACTACGTGTTCCTAATTTATAAGCCATATTTTATCCTTTACTTTGCGTCTATCTCATAAATGATGCATTAACTATACCTGGATCGGTAGGAGTTCCATAGTATTCAGTCCTAGCCCTGATTCTGCACGACGATGCTGTTTGAGATACAAGTGATAAGTTACACATTGGTGGACTACCGATCTCACTTGCAAACGCAATAGATGCATAATTCGCGTCTGACATCAGACCGCCTGTAAAGTTTATGCTGTAGTCCCCTGCCGAATTTCTAGTAACGCTTGAAATGCCAGAACTACCTCTAATAGACCCGTTTGAACCAGTAAAACTAACCCACGCCTTCACTGGTGTTTGTGATGCGTTTGCGTCTATAGCAGATTTTACTTGGGCTGGGCTAACTAGGCTTTCTGTCGTACCAGTACCAGTTTGCCAAGTGTTTGTCGTTTGTCCACCCAGCAGACCTGTTTGACTTCCAGCGGTACTAACGACCTGTGTGTTATCTAGTATTCTAAATGCGTCAGCACTTTGATCTAAATAGCCAATGTTGATCCAAGCATCATCAGCTTCAGCCCTCATTTTTAGTATGTTTGCAGAAGTGTCGTACCAAAGCATATTGGCATATGTGGTGCTAGGTGCTGTAGTTCCAGACGACGTACTAGCCAAAGCCTTTAAAGCATTATTGATGTCGGCTCTTGCATTCGAAGATGTCTGGTTTGCAATATCAAAATCGTGTTGGCTCATGTTAAGCCCTTTCTGTTAATACTCTACGTCAACACTCAGTGCTGTGACGGTTGGTGTATATGTACTGTTCTCGCTGCTTAATATGGCCTTAAACCTAAAGGCACGACCTGTTAAGAAACCACCGTTTGCTAGTTCATATGCGCCCCATGTCGGGGAGCCAGAGGGGTCATCGTTTGTAGCTGAAACATAAACTATAGCAGATACATCACCAAACTCAGCAGTTTCGTTTGTCCACGTATCCCAGTTGTCAGGCCAAGTGTCCCAATTCTGAGGGATGTTATCCCACAACAAAGTACCACCATCAAATTTTCTGGTGAAGGTACGTGCGCCTGTTATTCTAGCGTTACGAACAGAGTTGGTATCGACGTAGGCACTAAAGAGATAATCACCAGTTGGTTCTGATGCACTTGTGTTGTCTATCTCTATTGCACTTCCAACCTTGATGACGTTTGTTTTAGAGCCAGTGAAATTTGGGTTCTCTGTTACTGTATCTGTTTGACCTAACGCTGGGATTTGATCTGGAGTAATTACAACCGTCGTTACGTTCTCACTAAAGTTACCCTCTTTGTCGTAAGCTCTAATCAAGAATGTCCCTGATCTAGCTGGCACAGATGCAGCGGTAGATGGTCTAGCGACCTTTTCAATGATAGTGGATGAGTTGCCCCAAGTAGCACCAGTTGTGTTAGAGTTGTGTTTAATCTCGTAGTGACTTAAGTCAGGGTCAGGTATAGCTGGCCAGGTTAGAAACAGAGTACCACCAGAAATCTCTGCAAGAAGACTACCGACATCAGAGGGGTCACCAATAAATGCGTTAATCTCTTGGTTCTCTAGTAGTGTAAACTGCCCTTTAATACCAAAGGTGTTAATAGCTCTGGCCCTAAAGTCATAGAAGTCTACTTGTAAATCTCTTACTTTAAACTCCCCAAGTGGACCTTGACCAAATGTAGAGAAGAGTGCTTCACTTGCAAGTTTGTACTCAACCTCAACATAGTCGATAGCCTCTGCCCTACCTGATGTTACATTAGCAACAGCAATATTTGATACCTTCTGGTTGCTGACTTTAGCTTCAGCGGATACTGCAAGACCGACCTCTGGTACATCAAAAGGCGAAAGAAGGTTAGTGTTGTCTCTCTCGTAGACGATACCATCACTAACTTCATCAAACACAGACTCAGCAGTCTCACGTAGTGTCATGTTGATCTGTAGGTCTAGGCCATCTGATAGACCAAACGACCAAGCGATTACTTGGAACTCTTTGTTAGTCCAACCAAATCGTGTGTTAGTAATCCTTACGTTGTCGCCAACTTGTAGCTCTAGCGTTCTCAGACCAAAGGCTGCATTAACCGTAAGCTGTTGTCTGTTAGACTCTAGGCTGATTAGAGCTATACGCCTAGCCTCAATAGAGTTGTCAGTGAACGGCAAGTCTACGTCGGCAACAGACTCTTGGTCATTGTCAGCGGTACGAAAAGCTGAGTTAGTAACTTCTGGGTAGTCAGTAACTTGCCAGTTAGACTCTGACCCACGGAAAGTACCTTTTACAGTATTGAAATTATTACGGCGAGAATGTCGTGTACTGACGTTTATTCCAGAGCGTAGGTCATCGTCTGTTAAGTCCATCACTGGGTCTGTCCAGTAGGCAGGTTTCATACGCCACTTACCTTGAGCATACCACAGAGACCCACCCATACAGGTCAGTAGATCAGACAGAAGGTCATAGGGCGTTAACGAAGTAGTGAAAGCACCATTACAAGTATAACGTGTCGTACCCGCAATGGTGTTTGTCTGGTTACATACAGCAGCAGCACTGGTAACTAAATCGTCGTCTATGTTAGCAGCTTCCTCGTTCAGCCCATACTTAGAAGTTAAGTAGTCACGTAGGCATAGCGCAGGGTTGTCAGACCAATCTGTTGTCGCATTGGCAGGGTTAAAGACTTTCTTACCTTTTACTACGGCAGTTATTGAAGGTACGCCATTAGGGAAAACATCAGCGTTAAACTTCAGTCTAACGTACATATACGCAATGCCACGAAGCCTATGTTGGCTCGTCCATTTACCAGCAGACTCTTCAACAAGATCGAATGCTGCTGGTTGATCTGCGTTTCCAGTGTATGGTAATATTCTAACTAGATAGTCTGTAGTAGTCTGAGTTCCGTATGTTGGTCTACCTTCACTGTCTTCACCAGTTTGTACGGTTGTAGTTGTTGTCTTAACGTATTTTTCTGGGGCTGTTACATTACCATCACTGTTAACAGTCACAAGTTCATCGTCTATGTAATACTCTTCAAACGAGTATACCTCATGCCCAGCGACAGCAATGATCCTGTGAAGGTGTTTGTTGTTAGTACCTGTGGCTTCATCGTATAGTATAGCACCACCAGTTTTCATCTTACCGTAGATGATCTGATGGTCTAGTGCTGCACCTTTTGAGTTTACTTGATAACCACGGTTGGCTCCACGAAGTTTAGGCTTAGGGGCCAAGGCGTTTAGAGCGAGACCCATAGCTGTTGAAGCTAAAGCATAGCCTAAAAAGGCTTGAAAACCAGTAAGAGTAAAAAACGTAAAAGCAGTGCCAGTAGCAACAGCAGTGCCATATGCCATTGCCGCAGAAGCTATACCAGCTATTAAAGTAGCAGCCATGTCACAAGTCCTTCCTAAACGAAGTAGAAATCTTAGTGTATCCGAGCCTCAGCATAAGACTGTCTATAGGGTTAAGCTCAGTTGTAGTTATCTGTAGGTTGTCGTAGCCATCTTGCCTTAAGCACTCCTCAACAAACTTAATTAACTTGATGCCAACGAAACCTTTGCGATAAGGCTTATCTATAAATATTGCATCATTACTAAGAAGGACTTTACCTTTGGAGTGTAGGTTGGGGCTAATGAACACACTGAAGTACCCAACAAGTTTACCTTCGTCACGACAAGTAAAAATAAGTAAGGTTTTCCTCTCCTCAAGTAACTTATAAAAGTCCCAGTCTATATCTAGTTCTTCTGTGTCACTGTTGTGTTGTACTTCTTCCCAGTCTCGTTTAAGTAGTTCAGATAACTCACCCTCAACTTGCTGAAGGAACTCTTGCTGATACTTAAGCACTCTTACGGCCCCAAGATACGTTCTTGTCCTGCAAGTCCTCTACAAAGTCTAAACCAAGATCGCCGGGATATATTGACTTTTGATAACCAGATGTAAACCGTGCAACTCTGGCTCTCTCTAGGTCAATCAGTTTGTTCTCCACAGAAAGTTCAATCGTTGATGTATCAGCACCTTCAGCTATGTTCATCTGATCCATGTAACCTGAGAAAATACTGTTGAACCCTTGAGATGTGCTTTGCACCTCAATCCTAGTACCATCCTGTAGCAGAATGTAGTCGCTATTCTCCTGTAGGATATTACCTGTGGTAAATGTACCGAAGTATATATTGCACACACGACCCTGATAAGGCTGACTGAGAGCCAAGGAGATGATTTCTGAGGGAATACCAGTCAAGGTTATAGTAGCACCTTTAACGGCTAACTCAGAGGTCTCCTCTACAGTGGAAATATTGAGTAGTGTCCCAGCCCCTGCCCACTCAGTACCATCCACTAGAACTAAAGTACCCTGACCTGTCCACATGCGGAGTACATTGTTACCGTCAAACATTAACTCTACAGCGAAAAACGGATGTACTGTATCTTCGTTAATTGCCTCTATTGTGTTTGTAGACAGGTCTCTGGACATAAGATTTACTCCGCTTCAGTTTCTGTCGATTTAATTAGCATATCCACAAAGGCTTGCTTGCCGACTTGTAGTTGATCCAAGTTAAACTGCGTGGAACCTATCTTACGATCAAGGTCTCCTATGTGGTTTACCATGACCTTTTGCTGATCTGTTAGCTGGTCTTCGGTATAGTCTTTGTCGTTGATCGTAATGGTGTTTGTTTTTTTCTCAGCCATGTCGATCCCCTTTCGTTTAAATTAAGTGTTTGCTGCGATTGCAGCATTAGCGGCGGTCATGTCCTCTGATGTCCAGTAGTCCTTTGCCACCATTAGCTCCAGATGCTCAACGTTACGAGCAACTGTATCTGTCCAGTCGGCATCTTCCATGTCTTCTGGTTTGCCAGCGTTCAACAGCTCAACGGAGTGACCCATTGCGGTGTAGTGTTGTGCTATATCTTCTGCGGTTAGTTCCATTATTCAGCCTCCAATGCTGTGATACGAGCCTCTAGCTCTTGGATTGTTTTTACCAATAGTGGTACGAGTTTGGATTGGTCAATGCCTTGCATTACTGCGTTGCCATCATTATCAACTTCATCTTTTGTGCCGTGTATCGCTTCTGGCACTACGCTTGATACTTCATGCGCTAAGAAACCATCCACTGTAGTGTCTGCATCAGTAATAAAGTTAAACCTTGCTGGCTTGAGTTGCTTCAATCTAGTTGTTGCATCCCATGTGTAATCTACGTTTTCTTTTAGTCTGTAGTCGGATGAGGTGTTGTAAGCTGTGCTAGACCCAGAAGCTGAGATGGAACCTACACCACTTGAGTTCTTATAGAACTGCACTAAAGTTTGAGTGGTGTTGGAAGTAATACTGTTTACGAGCAAAGGAACGCTACCGCCTCCTGCCACAAAATAACCCACACCATTTTGATTAAATGTACAGCCAACATCGTTATTAAAACTGGTCTTACCCACCAGCAAATTACCGCTGCTGTCGATAAACAATCTAGGATTACCATCCCCATCCGACAGCACGATGTTGTTGCTTGAGGTGCGGATGTCTAGGCCGCCTTCGTTGCCGTTGTATGCGCCAAGGATGGTGTTTTTAGAGCCTGTGGTTATCATTTCACCAGAGTTCTTACCGAAAAATTGATTCCTTGTTCCTGTTGTATTTAGGTGTCCACTATCAGACCCTACAAATGTATTCCCTAAACCTGTTGTATTACTATACCCTGCCT